GAATACATAAACGACACAATGACTGCTACCACGTTTAGCTCTTATATGAATTCGAAACGCGGGGCACGCAAAGGTCCGAAAATCGTAACGGCTGAGGTTGTGTACGGCTGGATGGTCGACTACGGTATCCCGTTTGAGTGTGAAAAATGGCATTATAACCAGCTTATGACGCTCATCCGAGTATGTGCTCAACAAAATGCCGGTAACCCGAAAATGTCGAAGAAAGATGTTTTAGCTCAAAACAGAGCTTTGAATGAAGCTCGCAAGTCTAAACTTGGTACGAAAGGATGATGGATGATGTTGAAAGGAATTGATATTTCCAAGCATCAAGAAAACGTTGATTTTGAAAAGGTAAAAGATGACGGAATTAACTTTGTTATTCTGCGTACTGGGTATAGTACTACTATCGATTCAAAATTTCTAGAATATGCCGCTGCGTGCAAAACTGCCGGGATTAACGTTCCGGCAGTTTACCATTTTAGTTATGCGACGGACATAGATGGTGTGCTTTCCGAAGCAAAGTTTGCTATTGAGAAAGTAGAAGAAGCGAAACTCGGTGATGTGCGGATATTCTTTGACTTTGAATACGATACCGTGTCCAATGCTAAAAAGAAAGGCATCACACTTTCGAAAGTCGAGTGTAACCTTCATACCGCTTTCTTCTGTGAGTACGTAAAGAGCCAAGGCTATAAGACGGGTGTTTATCTCAATAGGGATTACTATAACAACTGGTATATAAAGGACGTTACGGCGCGTTATCCTCTGTGGCTTGCCGATTATAACAAGACTGCAAAGTACTCTTGCATGGTTCATCAATATTCATCAACCGGCTCTGTAAACGGTATATCCGGTAATGTCGATATGGACTACTGGGATACTGATTACGAAGCCGCTCTCGATGTGCTCGATGGTGTATACGGGAACGGTGAAGTTCGAAAAGCATCTCTTACTGCAGCCGGATATGACTACGCGACCGTGCAAAAGAAAGTAAATGAGATTTTAGGGAGTCGATGAATTCAAAATGATCACGATAACTCAGCGTGGAAACTTTAAACATACGGAAGGCTTTTTTAAGAGGGCAAAAACTAAGCGCTTTTATGACGTTCTTGACACGTATGCTCGCGAAGGAGTACAGGCGCTGGCTGCGGCTACTCCAAAAGATACTGGTTTAACCGCAGCATCGTGGTCATACGAGATAATTGTGGAGGACGACCAAGCCAGAATTTATTGGCATAACACAAATGTCAAACCTGGCTATGCTTTTGGACAAGAAGGTGTTAGCGTAGCGCTGTTGCTCCAATACGGACATGCCACAAGAAATGGAGGATGGGTTGAGGGCGTTGACTATATTAATCCCGCGTTAAAACCCGTTTTCGATAGGCTTGCTGATAAGGTTTGGTCGGAGGTGAATAAATCTTGAGCACAACTGATACCAGAGTTGTCGAGATGCGATTTGAAAATGGTCAATTTGAAAAAGGTATCGACCAAAGCTCAAAAAGCCTCGACAAATTTAAAGACAAGCTCGATTTTAAAGCAGCGTCCAAAGGTATGGACGAGCTTGAGAAAAGCAGTCAAAGCGTAAAGCTTATCGGTTTGACAAGCGCTTGCGAGGGTGTTACCAATAGCTTTAGTAAGATGGAAATGGTGACGGCAAGTGTCATCAATAATATCGTTACTGATCTCTATGGTCTTGGCAAGAAAATTACAAGCGCATTGACGATTGATTCGGTCCTTGGCGGTTTTAATGAATATGAACTTAAGATAAAGTCTATCCAGACAATATTCGCGAATACCAGTCAGAAGGGCGCAACGCTTGACGATGTTAATGAATCGCTCGATCGACTGAATAAATATGCCGATGAAACTATCTATAACTTTGCTCAGATGACTGAGAATATGGGTAAGTTTACGGCAGCGGGTTTGTCCCTTGATCAATCTGAAGCCGGTGTTAAAGGTTTGCTTAACTTGGCTGGCCTTGCTGGTACAACGAACGAAGCCGCACAAAGAGCTATGTATCAGGTTTCGCAGGCTTTGTCCGCTGGCACGTTTCGTCTTCAGGACTGGAACAGTATCACTAATGCGGGCATGGACGTTGAGCAGTTTCGTGATTCGATTATGGAAACTGCTCGTCGTGTCGGTGTGGATATTGATGGTCTTATAGATCAATATGGTAGCTTCCGACTGACTTTACAAGAAAATTGGCTTACTTCTGAGATAATGATGGAGTCATTGCTTAAGCTTACTGGTGATTATACCAAAGAGCAATGGATGGAAATCGGATATACTGAAGAACAGGCAGAAGGCATTGTGGCTTTAGGCGAAAAAGCCGTCGAGGGTACTACAAAGGTTAGAACTTTTTCTCAACTTATTGACACTTTGCAAGAGGAATTGGGTTCTGGTTGGACCAATACCTGGGAAGATGTGCTCGGCGATTTCGATGAGGCTACCGAATTATTCTCTGGCTGGCACGACGTATTGAGTAAAATGATTAGCGATTCTTCAGAAGCGAGAAGCGCTATAATCGCCGATTGGAAGAAAATGGGCGGTCGAACGGAAATTATCGAAGGGATAGAGAACGTTTTTGAAGGCTTTGGTAACATCCTTTCCCCCATCAAAGAAGCTTTTAGCGAGATATTCGATGCCGACTGGGCTGATACGCTGCATGATATTTCGTCCGGGTTTAAGAGCTTGGCTGCTGCGTTTAAAGATTTTACTTCGAAAGAAGGCCCTAAATTAAAATCGGCATTTAAAGGTATTTTTACAATAATCAAATCTGTTATAGGCGTTATTTCTTCTTTAATAAAAATTGTTTCACCTCTGACCGATTTGTTCGGTCCGCTTATCGATGCAATATTGAGCGTTGCTGCAGCTTTAGGGGAACTTATAACCAAACTAAGTGACGCTGTTAATCAATCTGGCGTTTTGCAAAATTTAATAAGTTTAATGAGCTCCGGATTTCAAAATGTTGTAACTTGGCTTGCTCAATTTATAGATGGCTTCGACTTTTCAAAACTCGTTGAACCGTTGGAGTTTGTTATAGGTCTAATAGGTTCACTTTTTGGTGAATTAAACTTTGACGCAACAGATGGAATAACTACCGCCATAGAAGAAGTTGGAGATGTTTCGTCTTCTCTGGCAAAAGCTGCGGAGCCGGTATCTGTACTTGGCGGTGCTATAGAAGTTGTAAATACTAAGGCCTCTGATTTGAATACGACTCTTCAAAACTTTTATTCTTGGTTTAATAATACGTTTGGTCCGTCTATTGAGAAGCTGCGCACATCTCTTCAAGGTACGTCTCTTTATGATATTATCGGTCTTGTTGAAATGGGTGCTATTTGGAATTGGTTGTTTAAGATAAATAAATCACTGAAGAATCTTAAGAATGTGTTCGATGGTTTTGGCGAATTAGTCGAAGCAGCTAAAAAAGTGCTTGATCGTTTTACAAAAACTTTAAAGACATTTCAGGGTACTCTTCGTGCCGAGACGATAAAACGAATCGCAGAGTCTGTTGCGATTTTGGCAGCTGCTATGATAGCTCTTGGCGTAGCTTATAAATATATTGGACAAGAGAATATGGACTCTGCTGTGAATACTATTACCAAACTTGCTACGGGCATGACGGTGCTCTTTGGTGTTATATCTAATGTTAAGATTAATACAAAGAAGGTTCTTAAAGCCGCGGGTGCTATGAGTGCTTTAGGCGCTGCTATGCTGGTGCTTTCTGGCGCAATTGCTAATATAGCTGGTGCTGGTGATCCTGATCAGATAGAAGCTGCTCGATTTACCATAGAGATGATTTCGCTTGCGTTTGTTGCGGAAATTGAGGTTTTGTCCAACAGTTTGTCGAATTTGAACATCAAAGAAATTGTTGCTTTTGCTGCTCTTTCCTTGACTATGGCTTTGGCGATATCGAAAATTTCTAAAAGCATAAGTGTTATAATTCCAGCTCTTAAAGAGCTTGACGAAAATGATTTGAAAAAGGTTGTAGATATTGCCGGAACAATTTCTTTAGCCGTTCTGGCTTTGTCTTATATGGTATCGGATTACGGTAAGATATCGAAAGGATTGAATACTGTTAAAAAGCAATTTAAACCTTTTGGTAACACTTTGGGTGTACAGTTGGCGCTTGTTGGTGCGTCTTTGATAGAATTCGCTGCCGCCATTGGTATATTAGTTGTGGCGCTTGCGGGTCTTAGTGCTATTAGCGCGCTTAAACTCAAGCGATCTCTTAACGCAATGGCCGAACTTATTATTGTATTTGCCTCTATGATGAGTTTGTTGACTTTGGTAGCAGGTACTATTGACTCCGCTGTGGATTTACTCGCATTAAGCGTTGCGTTTATATCGTTCGCTACAGCAATACAACTCATAGTTTTAGCAGTTGCTGAGCTTTCTGCTATAGATGCTATGAATGGAACTGGAAGCGGCCTTTCTGGCGTTGTTATATTAATTGCATCTTTGGCTGGTGGTCTGGTTATACTCGGAACAATAGCACCTCAGCTCACCGTTGCCGCTACTGCAATATTGGCTTTGGCTTCTTCTATTGCGATAATGGCCGTGGCAGTGCTCGCTTTGCAGAACTCGAATTTCTATGAAATGCTTACCGGAATAAGAAACTTTATTATGGTGCTTGCTGCTGGTGCCGGACTCGCAAAGATATTGTCTGGACTTAATGCTAGCCTTAATGGTCTATCTTCGTCGATACTTAAAATCGGTGTTGGTTGTTTAGCGTTTGCGGCAGCTTTGGCGATAGTAACGGTTGGTCTTGTTTTGTTCGGGCCTGCTATAAGTGCTGCGATAAGCAGTCTCGAAGAGCTGGCACCAAAAATCAAAGAGGTTATCCCAATCGTTGCTGACCTTCTTCTTACGATAGTAACGGTGGCTTTACAAAAACTAAATGAATATTTACCTGATATTATCGAAGCTCTTAAGCAAATCTGTTTGACATTGCTTGAACAGGTTGCCGAATATATAGGTCTTACCGCAGAACAGCTTTATGACGATATTTTATATGGTGTGTTTCTCGGCCTTGGCTTAAAACTTGGTTATGCAATTCTTGCGGGCTTTGAAACCGTTCCTGTCGTGGGGTGGGTTATAGCGGCCATTACGTTAGTTGTTGCCGGTTTCGTTTTGCTATGGAATAAATGTGATGATTTTCGTAATTATATGATAGACTGGTGGGAAGATATTAAAGAAAACATTCAAATCGGCCTAGACAATTGGAATGAATTTGTTAATGGTATAAAAACCGGTATAGATAATCTTACGCAATGGTTTGTTGATTTGAAGAATAAGTTCGTAGATCTTGTATCGCTTGGGCTCATTAACGCCGATGTTGGTATAACTGGCGATTATAATGCTGGTGGTAGTAAAGGCGGTGATTATGGGCAAGGTTATGCTGATGGTATAAGCGGGGCTTCCGAAAAAGTCAGTCAATCTGCTGCCGGTCTTGCGAATACCGCTGCTACTTCGACCGCCAAAGCACAAGATTCAAATTCTCCTTCTGAGGTTGCAAAACAACTCGGCATATATTTTGGTGAAGGTTACGCCGGTGGTCTTGACGAAAGTCTTCAATCAATAACTGACAGTTCTCGAAAGTTAGTCGAAGCCGCCGAAGGTGGTGTAACCGACGGTCTTGAAGGAATTCAAAATGATTTAAACGAGAAGGCTAGAGCAGCGGCAACTGAGGTATTGAAACAATATAGCGAAGGCACTATATCGGCCGTTCGTGCGAAAGAAATTCTAAAAGGTATTGCTTATGCTGGTGAACAAACTGGAACTGAATTTGATAATCAAACTGCTCAAGCTATTTATGATGCAGCTTATAGTATAACCAATGCTACCGGCGATGTTATGGATGATATTGTCGCGTCGTGCGATAGATCCGAAGAAATGTACGGTATCGGTACAAGTATGGCTAACGCTTTAAAATCTGGGCTTAGCGCTGGACTTTCTGGTAGTTTACTTAGTTTCATGTCGAGTGCGACGTCTATTGGCAGTACTGTTAGTGCGTGGAAATCCGCACTTACTTCTGATACCGAGGGCGCTTCTGATGTTGGCAGTCTTGGTCTTTCAAGCGGTACTATTAGTTCACTTAGAAAAGAGTATCAAACACAATTTAATAGTATAGCAAACGATAGAACTCTTAGTGATGAGAACAGGAAACTTGCTTATGAGGCGCTAGGAGAGAGCTGGACAAAATCCGGCCTTATGACCGAAAAAGAATCTTACGAATTAAAGCAGAAGATACTTGGGTCTGGTGCGACCACATCCGAAGTGAACAGTCTTACAACCGCTTGGAACGAGGCCAAAGAGACAGCGGCAGAGGCTGTGTCTGAAACTCTTGGTGATGACAATCCAATTCAGGCGTTGCTCGATGGTTTTAGTAGTAACGGTTCCACTGGTACATCCGGTTCTTCCGGTACTTCTTCTGGCTCTTCCAGCTCTTCTTCGTCTAAAACTGCCGAGGAACTTAGAGAAGAGAAGTATAATAAGATCGTAGAGGAATTTGCCGATGCGTTGGAAGCTGCGGAACTCGATAAGACCACGGCTGACCTTGAGTATGAACTCTGGGAAAGCTTGAATACGCCTATCGAAGAAGCGGCACAATATGCTGAAACTTTCATCAATGATAAAAACACAAAGAAACTTGAGAAGCTCAACAAACAGCTTACTGCTCAGACCACTCGCAAAGAGACGGCTTACAAGGAATACGAGAAGGTCGTTGCTGCATTTGGCAAAGAGTCTGAAGAAGCTCAGGAGTCTTATAACAAGTATCTTGAAGAATACACTGATCTTCAGGAAATCCAGACTGAAATCGATAGCAACGCCAACGACCTTGCTGATGAACTCGAAGAGGCTGCGGAGAAGCGTGCGGATCTCATTGATGAAGCTTATCAAGAGCTTCTGGACGGATATGAGCGTGCTTATAATAAAAAGCAGAAGATTTCTTCTCTCGCTCAGGCTTTGGCAGGTGACCTTGATGAAGATGCTTATGACACTGCTACGTCTAATCGTGATAGCGCCCTTTCGGATATTCAGTCTGCTTACGATGATATTGTTTCGTATAACGATTACGTTGACCGTTATAATGAAGCTGTCAAAGAGTATGGCTCTTCTTCCTCTCAGGCGAAGACTTATCGTAAATCTGTCATCGAGTATCAGCTTAAAAATGGTATAGGCGATGCGAACGAATTGATATCTGAGTACAAGTCGCTTTTTGATACTTCGAAATTTACTGCCGATCAGCTTAAGGAATTTAACGAATCCGTAGAGGCCCTTACGAAAGCTAATAACAGCCTTACAGGTGCAAAAATCGAAGAGGTTGCTGCGAAACTGTTTACGCTTTACGATAACGCTACGGATACCACTTATAGTTTTGATCAGCTCGGCGCTGCATACGACCGTTATAATAAGATTCTTGCTGATAACAACGGCGATACGAGTGCGAAAGAAGTTCAAGAGGCATACAACGACCTGCTTGACTATCGGACTTCCCTTGCCGAGGCTACTAACACTCTGGGCGATTCCATCGGCCTTGGTACCGTCGGCAAACGTATACTCAGTTCTCTTGCCGTTGGTTTCAGTGAAGCTTGGCCTTCGTTCAAAGAGACTCTCGGTGATACTCTTTCTAATAATCTTGCTCCATATATTGAGAAGCTTGATCTGCCGGAAGATATTAAGGACGCTTTGACTAGCGGCTTTAAGAAGCTTGATTTCTCCGATCTTGTGAGTACGTTGCTTGAGAAGATACTGGATGCCATAGCAAAATCCGGATTCGCCGAAGCTGTGGCAAACGGAATTGGTGTCGCCCTAAATAAGGCCCTTGGCACTACATCGACGGCTACATCGGATGGGTCTACTACCGGTAATGTCGCTTCCGGTCTCGTTAACATAGCGGCAAGTGTGGGTAGCAGTAAGGTGCTTTCGACCGTATTGGCTGGTAGTAGTAGCGGTACCGCAACTGGTATTGCCGGTATAGCTTCCACCCTCGTAGCGAATCTCGGTAACATTGGCACAGCGATTATGGAAGTTGGCTCAGTAATTATTGATGTTCTCTCTGGCCCTGTCGGTTGGGTGCTTGGAATAGCGGCCCTTCTTGGCGGTGGTGTTTTGATAGGTTCCAAGCTTTTGAAGAAAGACAGTACCACCGAAGCTGCTGAAGAGGTCACGAACGCTATAAATGAAGCGAGTGATGCTGTTTCAACGACTATCACTGATGGGTATAGTCTTGTGTCTTCGTCTGACGATGAGGATCTTTCGTGGTATCTCGGAAAAATGATAGCCGATAATGCTCTTGCTCCGGAATCTTATGATCTTGCACAGAAGACTTATTCATCTATGGCCGAACAGAAGGCCGTTGAAGGATCTGTCAGTGGCGAGGGGACTACGAACACTACCTATAACTTTACGCAAAATAATACTTCCCCTAAATCTCTTAGTCAGAAGGATATTTACCGTCAGACTAAGAATCAACTTTCTGCTGTTAAAAATAGAGGTGTTTGATAATTATGCTAAAGAAAATCGGTTTGGTCAATCAAAATGGCGACCGTTTAATGTTACATTTGGCCAGACCGAATCTTTCTGGCATACTTATTAAAGACATTGACGGTCTTGGATCTGTAACATCGGCCATCTCTACCGGCGTACAAGCTGTTGGAGATGGCTCTTATGTTACCAGAGCACGAGTCGAGGAACGTACGATAACGTTGACACTTGATTATATTTTTAAACCTGGTGTCGACCATACGATCGAGGATACCCGTGAGATGCTATACAAGTACGCAGCTCCGGGGCATCCAATAACGATACAGGTCTTTACTGACAATCGTTCTGTAAAAATCGACGGGCATGTTGCATCGTTCAAGACTGATATTTTCGAAGAAACGGCAGAATCTAAAATCGAGGTTAAGTGCCCGGATCCGTATTTTTATGATATTGATGAAACTACTATTACTTTGCCCGTTGTGCTTTCAACCGATGCTGCGACATCGACCAAAGCCTTACTTAGTGCGGTGAAAGTGCCAAATAACGGAGACCTACCGTGCAGTATTACCATCGTGGCAAGCGGTACAACGACCATAACGCCTAAAATTCTTTACTTATGCACGAGCAGCGTAATGGGGATAACATTTGGGGCTGACATAGATAAATATATGACTGTAAGCGGCGCTACGGATAGGCCGTATTATTGGCTTTATAGTTCGGATGAGCATTATAAACTATTTACTATTGGTGGTTCTGATTGCCTTTACGCGATGCAGTATACGAACGCTGATTATAGATGGTATAAGGTGCCCAAAAAGGGTGATTATCTCGTGTTATGGGCCGAACTTGACGATGGTGTTGAAGACGATGGTACATCGGCATACTTAAAATATCGCCAAAAATATGTGGGGGTATAAACTCGAATGATTCAAAAGATTGGTTTAGTAAATTCAAGCGGCGATAGGCTCATGCTCGAATTGAGAAAGCCAGAATCGTCGGGTCTTGTGATAAAGGAAATTGACGGATTAGGTTCGCTGGAAGCTGATGTGTCGACTACTCCTATGTCTGTTGGTGACGGAACATACGCTACTCGTAGTCGGGTTGAAGCACGTAGTATAACAGTAACACTAATCTATATTTTTAAACCTGGCGTATCTCACACCATAGAAGATACAAGAGAAATGCTATATAACTACGTAATCCCGGGTGAAGAACTAGATATACAGGTACTATCTGATAACCGAGAGATGTATATCCAGGGTTTTGTGGAAGATATAGACACTGATATGTTTCAAAAAAGCACTACTACGTCTTTTTCTGTATTATGCCCGGATCCGTATTTTTATGATATTTCGGAAACTGCAGTTAGTATTCCGTCATGGAATTCGACTGGCAGTACTACAACAGTTTTCGTGCCAAATGGCGGCGATGTTGAGTGTGGTGTTCGAATTGAATTTACTAATTTTACTTCCGCTTCTGGCAAAATAAAACTTTATGCTACATCTTTGGTAAATGTCAGTTCGACTGTTCATATGTATGGTTTTGCTTTTGTGTTTGATGTATCTGATTGGTATGATTTCAATTATATTAGTAATACGAAGAAATTTATTTATAGCTCTGTTATCGGCTCAAGAGGACTGACCGTAAGCGGCGATAGTGCTTTATATTTGCTTAAAGAAGATGATTTTGGGCTAAAAGGAAAATGGTATCAGCTACCAGTAGGAGGCTCTGAATTGGGTATTTATACAACAGCCAATGAAACCGCAACAGCCACCCTCTACTATCGAAAAAAGTATGTGGGGGTGTAAGAAATGGCGTTATTAATAAACAAATCAGTAGGTTCGACGCTGACGTTTGGTGGTAATAGTGTAATTATTATACGTAAAAGCGGAAGTGGCAGTACTTCTCGTGTCACTTTGATGTATGCTTCGTCATATGCAAAGGTTACGTGGTTTAATCGCACTTATTCTAATGACGAATACGAGCAGGAATGGCCAGATTCTCTTGCGTATTCTAAATGTAAAGAGGCCTATAATGCACTTTCTTCTAGCTATAGAAATTGCATACTTCGCCAATATATAAAATATCGTACTTCTACTACTACGACTTCAGGCGAATATGAGTATATGTGGCTTCCATCGTATTATGAATTGGGGTTTACTGATTCTTACGTAAATGAATATACTTTTCCAAACGCTTCATTGAATTCGTTTTTAACCTATGCTTCCGATGATGCATACACAAGGACGCGCGCAAAACCAGATAGCGATTTTTCAGTATATGCTAAATATGATGAAACCAAATGTAAAACAACTGCTGGTGGAACATATTCGGATCCTATACATCCGTGTTTTGTTCTTTATGGTACACAAAAAGTTAGCGGCTCTACCATATTAACGTCAACTGCTTCTTCGCCCTCTGCTCCAACTATTACTGATATTCCTGAAAATGTTCAGAGTGGCTCGTCGCTTACGATATCTTGGTCGACGCCGACTGTCGACTCGGATGCAAGTATAAAGTCTTATACCATAGCTAGAAGTACTGATGGCGGATCGTCTTATACCGATCTTTCAACCAGTGTGACTTCGACGTCTTATACAGATACTGTACCGACGAGTGGAACCTCTTTACGCTATCGAGTCCGTGTAACTGATAGTTTGGGACACGTAAGCGATTGGGCTTATTCTAATACCGCCACGATAGTTTATAATTCTGCCCCGACAGCCCCTTCGTCCATTACAGTTCCGTCAATCGTTGACGTTGGTGATTCAATTTCTATTTCTTGGGGTACGTCAACCGACACGGACGGTAATCTCTCAGGGTATAAGCTTTATCGTTCAAGTGATTCTGGATCTACTTATACTCTTATTTATACAGGAACCGGTACGTCATATACAGATACTACAACAGATTCTGATTATTCTGTTATCTATAGAGTCTGTGCGTATGATTCGGACAGTGCTACATCTGATTATAGGACGGCTTCTGCAACAACGGTCAACCATGCTCCTGCTGCTCCGGCGACTATAACGGTTCCGGACGGTATAAATGCTGCTACGAGTATACTTATTCAGTGGGATGCAGCCACTGATACGGAGTCGAATCTTTCTGGATATATTCTCGAACGGTCGACAGATTCTGGTGCCTCTTATACTCAGATTTATTCCGGCACTGCTGTATCTTATACGGATGAAGTTCCAATCTGTACAAAAATCATTTACCGCGTGAAGGCTTATGATGACCGTTCACTTGAATCTGATTATACGACAAGCGATGAGAAGGACGTAACCATCCTCGCTACCGGTACTCCTCCGACTGATCCGACTGATATTTCTATCTCTTCTAAGTCTGAAAATTACCTTTACGAGAGCGAGTCTGTAACCATCTCTTGGGGCGAATCGACTGATGTAGATAACGACCTTCTTGGTTATAAGCTTGAGCGATCTACGGATGGTGGTGTATCTTATACCCAGATTTATGTGGGGACGGATACAACTTATACAGACGTTGTGCCGACTGATATTTCTACTATTACTTATCGCGTTAAAGCTTATGATGATGGCTATAACGAATCGGCTTATGTTTCTGTTACTAAATCAGTCACCGTTCTTGAAATTCCGGATCCGGATAGTTCTGCGAGAGATAGTCTTAGCCGATGCGGTAGTGGCAGGACTTTAAACAATGTTCCAGTTGGATATGTTTTCTATGTTCGCTCGAATCGAGAGGATAAAGAAACAAATATGCGTTTTCTCATCCTTGCTCAGAACTATGAGGCTGAATTAAACGGTGAAGGCAGAACTCTCGTTGCGTGGATAGGTAATGACTCGTTTGTGTTTAAGCAGTCATTTTTGAATAAGACCGAATCCAAGAATATTGTTCCTTTTTCTAAATCTTATCTTGAAGATACGCTTAACACTACAATATTTGAGTACTTAAAGACTTGGTGTGACAATAGTTTTGTTAATGGTATTCTTGATACAACGTATTATTCTTGGAATACTGGAGACACTGATGGTTCGTCAACTGCCACGTCAAAGATATTTACTCTTTCTGCAAGCGAAATGGGTATAACGGATACGACACTTGGTTATTCAGAAGGCTCAGAAGTTGAAGGCGCTACGATATTAAAAGACTGGCTTTTTAAACAATATGTCAATACTAAGTCATTCTGGACAAGGACTCCATCGCAAAGCTCGGCATCTAGTTCTGTATATTCTGGCGTTGCTGCAAAAATGAGTGTTACTTCGTCTGTTGATTATAAGCTAACTGGTGTTGCTGCAGAAAGTAATGTTTCTGATAACATGCTCGTTATCCCAGTGTTTACTATCAACGGAAGCCGCGGGTATCTATATAGAGAAAAGGTTGGTAACGGTTTTCTTGCTTATAATAATGGCAAAAACGAGTTTGCACCGAATCCTGCATATCTTCCAACCTACGCAAGTGGCGTAACGGATCCAGCGAGTGTCACTGATGGGCAGATAGTATGGCTTAAGACAGCGAGAAACGGTTATGAAGACATTCCGCTGATGAAGCTTCGTAGCAATTATGATACATCGTTAAATCCGAGTGGCAAGTCTCTGTATGTTATGATTAATGCTTGGCCAGCATATACAATGAAAACTACCGAAACACCGACCGAGTATAATCTTAACGCAGATAATTCGTCGACTACTATACCGTTTGGTGCGAGTGATATGCTTAATGGAACGCTTAATAATATTTATAACTATCTATCTGCAAATTATGAATATTCCGTTGTTACCAGAATTCAAAATACAATGTACGACTCGACAAACGCCATAAGCGAATCGACAAGTACTGGATCACAACTGTTTCTGCTTTCACCAGAAGAGCTTGGGTGCGCTTCGTATAATGGCGATGAAGAGGGCGACAGTCTCCTTGAGTATAACAATGATAAAGGTTACTATGCTTTTAAGAAGTGTCTGCTGCGTAAATATGGCCTCGGCAAGACAATATGGACGAGAACAGTATCGTCTACTGCAACAGAGCCGTATAGCGGTATAACGTCAAGCGTTACGAGCGAAGGTAGTGAGCTTATTGGCAAAGACTATAGCACGAAAGCTACAGACAGTACTAAACCCGCGTCCATAATTATAACCGCCGGAGTTGTAAGAGAAATAAGGACTGTGGTTAAAGCTGAATGGACAGCTCCTACAAATCCTTCTGGGACACTTGACCATTACGTAGTACAAGCCACGTATACTCGTCGCAATGGTACTAGTGTAGATTGGACTACGGTTTCTTCTACTTCGACTAATACGTCTGTGCTTTTTATGTATGGTTACCCGGCGTATTCTACCAGCGATGCTACTAATGATACAAGTTATACGAGTATTGCTATTCGAGTAGCTTATGTTGATACTGATGGTAATCAGTCTGACTACACTACGAGTGCTACAACAACCATTTATGATTCGGAGTTTTCCGCTGCGGACACTTTATCAAGCTCGGAAGCTTTAGTTTTCCCGGCGATGACGTTTAGCAGTGAGAATATTATTCTCGAAGCAGATGAAGATTCTGGGAAGTTGTATCTTAAAAAGAAGCCGGAGGTTGTACAGGACACAATCGACGACTCTCCTGAAAGTGCGAATGTAAATCTCGACGAATGTGAGTTTGTGCTGCGAGACAACTGTATGAAAGAAATAAAAGTTATAGAGAATTTTGATTCTATGATTTGGACTGAGCGTTGTTATGCAGCCGGCGATTTTGAGCTTTATATGAAGTATAGCCTAGAAGCAATTACCGAATATATGCCAGGTTACTATATTACTTTTAATAAAGATAAAGGTTATAATAGTCACTTATTAAATTATTATACTACGGTTATGCAAATTCAGGATGTTGAAATTGAATGGGACGCTGATGAAGGGACGCACCTTAGAATTAAGGGAGAATCTGTGCAAAGCATGTTAAAACAACGGGTTTTAACCGATTTTGGTGAAAGTTCCGTAATGAGCGCTACATCTAATAATTTGTTTAAAACACAGTACCCTGCAAGTTCTTTCGTTGGTATAGCTCAAAAATATGTATTCGGTGATTTGGTTACAGATTCGAAACGTAAATTTCGAACTTATTATCCGACATTGTTCTATGAATACGACAACGCTGATAAAATTACCAAAGGATATTTGGATGTCGACTGGTATGGCAAAACGCTATACGAAATAATGGAATCTGTTTCTGCTTTGGGCATTTGCTGGGATACTCGATGGTATGAAGCCGAAGAGAAAACATATTGGGATGATCCGTCTGGTAAAACAAAATCGTACTTTTACACATATATGTATTTGCCTGCGGATAAGTCTACGAGTGTCGTATACAGTGCTGAAGATGGTAATCTTGCTTCGTCTTCGTTTGCTTATAAATCTTCGGATTCTGTAACAACTGCTTATGTATATGGATATTCTTCGTCATCGGATGACGCTTCTACAACAGTAACAACTTCTTTGGATCTTGTTGGGGCTATTAGAGAGTGCGTCGGTGGTTCTGCAACTGGTTTTTTACGACGTGAAGTAGCGCTTGATGTTCGTAGTAATATAACGCCGGATTATGATTCTAATAATAACCCGATTATCAATGCCACATATCATACGAGATTGCAAAATTACGGAAACGATTATATTACCGAAAACAAGATAGCTATAGATTTAGACGGTGATGTAAATGACACTACGATCAAAGGTGGTCTAGGTAATATTGTTAGTATTGCTGATCCATATGGAGACGTACAAAAGCGTCAAATAACCGAAGTTATTTGGACCGTCGATGAGGATGGTGTACATTGCTATCCGACTTTTTCGGATCCGATTGACTATGTGTATTATGATAGTGTTGAAATTACGAGCTGGAACTATATTAGAAGCTGGCTTGATATTTCGAATTTTTATTCTACTTACATGTTTGTTGAATCTTCTTTAATAGCAGGTCTAGTAAATAACAACATCCAAGTTGAATTAAATTCTGTAGCTCAAGCAACAATGGTTCCACGTGTATATTTGAAAGATTTTGATTTCGATTATAGTTATAAATTAGGGTCGTCTAATGGGGCAATTGCGAAAATTGTCGGCTATAATTCAACTGAAAATTACGAAAACAATGGTCTTGTTGCTGGCGGTGGATCTAGTCCTGATTTTACATTGTTTAATGAGTCAAGTTCTACCGACAGTGTAGTAAGTACTTATTCCGATAACGGTGCAGGCCCGGACGATGTTTCCCCAGAAACATATTTTATACTATATTACAAATCATATTTTACGAGTTCAACTTCTACTTCAGGCGGAGATTATATGACTTTGAAAGGCTTTAATTTCAAGTTCTTAGGAACTCGGACGCAGCCCCCAGCCTATTCTGTAACAACTAGTGCATTTTGTCAAGATTTTGATACCACACCAAGCTACACAATGAGTTCTACGTTTATAAACACAACTGTGGATGGTACCGGCACGCAATACGGTTGGGAATGGGGTAATGCAACAGAAATTAATACTGGAAGACGATTCTATCCATTAAACAGTGGTGTTGCTAGTTCTGTTGCCGGTATGGCTTTATTTGCAACTATTGATATGACTGATATAGAAATTACCTGGAGCGGACAGTCCGAAGCTTCGGATAAATTTTCTATTTGGACATCTACCGATAGCGGAGCGACAAGAACGTATTTGTATGGCCCGTCTGGTAATTCTACATTGGTTACTGATCAAACCGTGACCCTCAGCAAATTGTCTGCCGGAACTCTTCTTGGTTTCACTTATAAGAAAGATAGCAGCACTAATACCGGTATAGATAAATATTTCGTATGGATCCAGTATACTGGTAATGCCACCAACTCTGCCTGGACAACTTGGTGGGAAACTTATGGCAAAAATTACTCTAGCGAAAAAGATACTTAATATTTGAAAGGAGAGCCTGAATAATGAGTCCTTACAACGCTTATACTCCGTATCCCTATTATCCCCAAATGTATCAGCAACCTATACAGCAACCGATTCAACAGTCGATCCAACAGCCAATGGCTCAGCAGACCATCCCGGCACCTCCTACGTATGTACTCGGGAAAACTGTAAACTCGCCGGCTGATATAATGGCTGCTGATGTGCCGATGGGTGCGCAGAAGGTTTTCTTCCCTCAAGCTGACGGTAAAGTAATCTATGCAAGAGCATGGAATTCGAATGGCCTGATTGACCCGAAAACCTATGTTTTGCAGGAAGATTTACAGCCCGAAGCAAAAGAGGATCCGCTTTCTTCGATACGTGATCAGCTCACGAGAATCGAAGAGAAGCTTGCGAAGTTGGAGGGTTGAGCATGAATCCAAATCAAATGATAAATTTGATGCTTCAACGCAACCCACAAATTCAAAATAACCCACAGATTGCGGAAATGATGAGGGTTATACAATCAGGAGATACCGTTAGAGGCTCACAACTTGCGGATAATATCTGTAAAACATACGGTCTTACCAGAGACCAAGCATTTAATCAAGCTCAAAACTGGGCGATACAAATGTTTGGACGAAGGTAAGACCGTATTTTTAGTTTTGCGGATTGAGGGTGATTCCGATGCAGTAGTGCAGTTATATTGTTCGATAACTAATAATTTTGGTGGGATTTCCATAAGGAGGAAATTTATGTTTAATTCTTCTATGCCTTCTCTTGCGGACATTGGTGCTCTTATGAATAATTCTCGTAGCAACAATGGTGATGGTATGTTCGGTAATAACGGTTGGTGGATACTTATTATCCTTTGGGCCTGCTGGGGTAATGGCGCTTGGGGTAATAACGGCGGTTACGGTACTCAAGGCTCTGCGGGTTACACAGATGCTGCTATCCAGCGCGGGTTCGACAACCAGAGCGTTATGAATAAGCTCAACGGCCTTGAGAACGGCATATGTTCCCTCGGTTACGATCAGCTTAGTCAAATGAACGGTATCAACACCAATATTGCTCAGACAGGTTACAATCTCCAGAATTCCATTCAGCAAAACGCCATTGCTCAGATGCAGAACACCAATTCCGTGCAGTCTCAGATTTCACAGTGCTGCTGTGACAACCGTGAGGCGATCGCTGGCGTGAATTATAATCTTGCCACTGATACTTGTGCAATAACTACTGCAATCAACCAAGCCGCACAAAATACCATCGAGAATGCTAATACGAACTATCGCGCCCTCCACGATGAGTTCGTACAGTCTCAAATCGACGCCAAGAATGAGAAAATCGCTGAGCAGCAAGCTACTATTCAGGCTCTCAACCTTGCTGCATCTCAGCAGGCACAGAATAATTACATCGTCAACCAGCTCCGTCCATATCCGGTACCCGCATACTATATGGCGAATCCTTGGGCTGGCACCAATACCTGCATGACTGGTTGCTGCGGCAATTCCTGAGCTGCGAGGTGAATGAAATATGATTTCTCTGACGAATTCGATTGCACAGACTTTAGCTGCTGGTGCGTCCATGACCCTTGATACGGTCGTATTTCAGACGGGATGCGGAGAGTGTCATCGAACAGGCACTGGCTCCGTAAAACTTCGTAGCTCTGGTATCTATGAAATTCATTTCCATGGCGGTATATCGAGCGCTACTGCTGGCGGAGCTTCCACCATAGCTCTGCAACTTGGTGGCGTGACCATACCCGAGAGTGCTATGCAAGCGGTGTCCGCAGCGGCAAATGATGTGAATAGCGTGTCCGTGACTGTCCCGGTTCGTAACTGCTGCGGTGACTACGACCGGATAACGGTTGTGAATACTGGTACAGACACCGTGACGATAGCCGCTTATCCAGAGCTGTTTATCAAACGCATAGCTTAAAGGGAGGTTTGCTTTATGGAAATGGAACACATGGAAACACTCTCTAACATTTATGTCACCCTCCTTAACGCTGTAAATAGCGAAGTCTCCGGTAATCTTTCCGAGGTCGATGCGCATGAACTTGGTGCCGCAGTCGATATGATAAAGGATCTTGCCGAGGCAAAGAAAGATTGCTATAAGGCTTGCTACTATAAAACTGTCATTGAGGCTATGGAGAATAGCACCGATGAATATGCTACTAGAGGTTATCATCCAAGGATTTATTACCCTGACGAAACTATGCAGGAAGACGTTGAGAGACGTTATCGCATGGGTTATCGTGACGAGTATTATATGCCGGAAAACGATGCTCGCTATGGCAAAGCTTACAACGAATACCGTAACTCACGTAAACATTATACAGAAACTCATTCGACTGCCGATAAAGAGGATATGGATAGGCATATGTCCGAGCATATCTCTGATACTATATCGACGGTGAGCGAGATGTATCGTACTGCTGATCCAGAGCTTAAAAAGCGTATTAAATCTGACTTTACGAAACTAGTGGCCGATATGACATGATAATAACAGTCGGAAATTGGGTCTGGACAATCAAAATGGTTCCGGAACACGATGACCGACTCATAGACAGAACCGGCGCAAGAACTCTCGGGACGACCGACATCTTGCGTCGAACTGTCTATTTGAATAACACACTCCGAGGCGACATGCTGAAAAAGGTGTTTTTACATGAGATAGGTCATTGTATAATGGTGAGTTATGGATATTTACAGTATTTGCATCGTCTGGTGCCAAAAAGGCATTGGATTGAGGCGGAAGAAGCGATATGCAATTTTCTGGCACGACATAGTATTGAAGCTCTGAATTGGTATAGGGAATTTAATGAGAAGGGGGTGTACGACTGGTGAACGCGTTTGACACGATAACAATATCGCAGGCCTGGGCATGGCTGCTGGCTTTGTTTGTGGCCATTGCGACGATCGACAAAGGAATTGATATTTTTAAAAAGTGGCGCAAAGACAGTCCAGAAGGAAAACAAGATGACAAAATAACAAACATTGACAAACGTTTGGTCACGGTAGAGCAAGCCATAATTCGGCATACGGAGCTGCTTGGCAATGATAAAGCTCGCTTTGAAACAATAGAAGCCGGCAATTATGTCACGCAAGAAGCTTTACTTGCTTTACTGTCGCACGCCATTGATGGCGATGACGATGAGCAGCTCCGTAAAGCAAGATCGAATTTGCAAAATTATCTCATAAAGAAAAAGTAAACGGGGTGATTAGTTATGAGTGAAAATAAAATTTCTACTGGTACTATTGTTCGTACTATCTGCCTTGTGTTGGCGCTGGTCAACCAGGTTCTGAGTGCAACTGGTCATAGTGTATTACCGATCGAAGACTCGCAGATTGAAACGTTAGTCACAGCATTGATTACCGTTGTGACAGCGCTTGTTGCCTGGTGGAAAAATAATAGTTTCACACCTGCTGCGCTAGCTGGAGACGCCGTAAAAGACCAGCTTAAAGCTGAAGAGAACTCAAAGTGAGGTGCCTTTAAAATGACTATCGATTGGAAAGAAATCGTACTCGTATTTATGATGGCTGCCGAGGCTTATATAACCGGTACGAAGAAAGGCGCTGAGAGAAAGGCGTGGGTCATCGATCAGGTCTATTCGCTCCTGCCCGAGATTGTTACAAAGCTGCTCCCGAGAGAGACACTTGAGGACCTTATCGAGAATAGCATGAGCGAGCTGAGAAAGCGCTTGCAAGCAGAAGTTGGCTAAAAATAATGGCGTGCCTCGCGAATGGGACACGCCATTTTATTTTTGAAATCGATATGTAGGAGTGATTGTATATGAGTAATATATGGATAGTATAGAAGTAATGCACTTTTTATGCCATCGGAGCCCTGCGTACTACTATTTATATTTTACGAGAATGAGCGGTTTTAGCATGGAATCATACCATGGAAAGACTCTCATAAATATTCTCTCCTTTACGAATTAACGTTAAAAATATTATAAGTTGG